CTATTTCTGCCCAGATATAAATTGGCAAGAAAGGGTTAGTTGAGTGGCGTAATTCAAAGGCTCGCCCCCTCTGGAATTTAGTAGGGCTTTTTAAGTGTTGCTCTAAATAATAATAAAAAGTAGTATAGTTTTTGCTTGACATGTCTGTAATTATATACTAGATTAGACTAAAATGTAAATAGAATAAAGGAAAAATATGACAACAGAATTTCTTAGGCATCTAAATGAAATAGTTGGAATGATATTAAGAGCAAAAAACAGCGCAGAAAAAATAGGATACTCTCCACGATACGAAGCGGCGGACTTGCTTTTAGATTGTATAAACAGTGGCTTGGAGGAAAGCAATTATAAAAAGTGCGCTTGTAATCGTTGGCACGATGAGCAAGGAGATCTTTGCGACGAATGTCAAAACTTTGCAAGCGCACTTTTAAAAGATCGGCTTGCTTGGCTTGGAAAATAATAAATAATAAAGGAATAAAAAAAATGAAAAATGAAATAATAGCTATAGATTATAGCTCAAAGGAAACAATAGAAGTTTTGAGGCAAATTCTAGCAGTGGGAGCGACTGATACAGAGCTATCCCTCTTTATAGAAATATGTAAATCAACTGGATTAAATCCCTTCAAGAAGGAAATTTGGTTTATTAAAACTAAGGGGAAAAAATACAAAGACGAAATGGGAAACTGGCAGGAAGGCGCAGCGAGACTGCAAATTATGACAGGGATAAACGGCTTTCTTGCCATTGCTAATAATCATCCTCAATTTGATGGCTTAGAGTGTGACGTATTTTATGCAGCAGATAAAAAAACGCCGTTGTCAGCGGTTGTTAAGGTACATAGAAAAGATCGTAAATTCCCGAGTGTGGCTACTGCCTTGTGGCACGAATACTATAAGCCCAACAAATACGGAAACGTTGGAATTTGGGAACAAATACCCAGTATCATGATTGCAAAGTGCGCTAAATCTCTAGCCCTGAGGGAAGCTTTTCCTCAGGAGCTAAATGGTTTATACACGCAGGAAGAAATGAGCGCAGAAGATTCGCCGAAGGTTGAGACTGTAAAGCCTGAGCGTGCAAAACTAGAGACTATAAAGCCTTTACCCTTTGAAGACGATCAGTTGCCAGATTTTGAGCAAGAAAAAGCACAGAAGAAAGCAGGAGAAGAAACACAAGTAGAGACATGGACGGAGCCTAGCGGTGTTTATTTTCAATATAATTTAGAAACGTATCCTCATAAGACGGCGGAGCATAAAGGAATGTTTTTTAAAAAGTTGACGCAGAAAAAAGGGGTAGAGGTATCTTTGAATATTTGGGAAGTACCCGAGCTAATCGAAGGTCTTAAACAATATTTAATTAAAGGGTAAAACAAAATGGAAATAGTAGAATTTAAACCAATTAAAAACTGGGATGACGCTAATAAACTTTTAGAATTAGTTTATGAAAAATTTAGCGTTATCCCTCAAGTGGAAATTAAAGACGAGATCGTGAGGTGCGACGTTGGAAATCTCATGAGAGAGGTTGCACACATGAGCAAGCAGCTTGACGTAGTTTCAAAGCAGTTGAAACAGCCAGCAAAGGATTATGTAGAGCAAATAGATTTTAAAATAAATCCTTGCCTTGACTCTTTAGAGATTGCTAAAGAGGCTTATAAAACAAGCGTTATAGCGTGGGATAATAAAAAAATGGAGTTGCTCAGAGTCGCAGAAATTGAGAGGGTAGCCAAAGAAAAAGAAAGACTCTTGGAAGAGCAAATACTTGCGGAGATGGAGGGGAAAAAAGCTGAGGTAAGACACATAGAAAGAGTGTCCGAGGCATTAGAAGTTAAGGAGATTAAAAACATAATCAAAGAAGAGGCGGCAGGTGTGACTATAAGAAAGATTAAGAAATTTAGAATAGTTGACGAGAAATTAATCCCAAAAGATTATTTATTAGTCAATGAGACTAAAATAAGAAAAGCAATGCACGCTAATTTAGCAGTTGAAGGCGTTGAGTATTATGATGAACAAACGACTAGCGTAAGAATTTAAACAATATATAAAGGAATAAAAAAAATGAGCTATCAAAAATTAATTATAGTTGGATCGCTAGGTGCAGAGCCAGTGAGTAAAGTAACGCCGCAGGGCAAGGCAGTTAGTCAATTTAACGTAGCAGTCAATGATACGAAGGACTTAGTTACTTGGTTTAAAGTTGTGGCGTTTGAAGGACAAGCTGAAAACTGTAACAAGTTTCTTCATAAAGGATCTAAGGTGCTAGTAGAGGGGCGGTTAAAGTTTGACAAATACACCGACAAAAATGGCGTAGAAAAAACTGGTCATAGCGTAGTAGCCTCGCAGGTTAAATTTTTATCAAGTAAATCAGAGAGTCAAGCTGAGCCGTTTTCTCAAGTGCCAAGCAGTGATGAGATAAAGCAGCAGAATTTTGGAGAGCTTAAACTTAAAGATGCAGGTAAGGCTGAGCTATCGTTTGAAGACTTCGAGATCCCCTTTTAAAAAGAAGAATTATATGAAAGGAAAAGAAGTTTTAGAAAGTAGAGCTACATTAACGTTACCGAACGGATTTCAAATTAGAATTTGGAGAGACGAGGAAGTTAGCTTAGATGTGGACAGGTTGGAAAATAAAGATGTTCACATAATCTTTGATAAGATAAAGCCGTATTTTACGCTTAAGGATATGTTAGAAATATTAAAAACTATCCCTAGAGTTGTAGCGATTGAAATCACTGACAGCAGGGGCGAGGGTATTGTTTGGTATGATTGGTATTAATAAAAGGAAATATTATGAAATCAAAATCAGCGTTAGTTCTAGAGTGGTGTAAGGAAAATCGAATAGTAAATTTAATCACTTTTTACGAGGGTGCGTTGTCACACTACGATGATGTATACGGAACAACAGACGAATGTGCGGACACTATAATAGGTGGCTTTGATGCCGAACAGAATTATCACAAATTGCCAGAGAATATTTTTAAAGAGAAAGTTAGCAATAGGAAGAAGAAATAAAATGAAATCAATTGGCGAGTTACTCTTTCAGGTGCTTCCAAGCGGTGAGTACCCAACAGCGATTAATAGGTGTAGATGGTCTGAGGATATAAAGAAAGCTATCTTCCCATCACAGGAAATTAAAGGAAATAATATTATGAAAACAAAAACAGAGCTAGTTATAGAATGGTGTAAAAAAAATAAAATAGTAGATTTAATCACGTGCTATATGGGTGGAATATATCACTACAAGTACACAGACGGAACAACAGATGAGGATGCAAAGCTCGTCATAGGCGGCTTTGATGATAAAAGGAATTATTACAAACTGCCAGCCGATATTTTTAAAGTAAAAGTTAGTAAGAAGAAAAAGGAAATAAAATGAAAACAAGAAAAGAATTATTGCGAGAGTGGTGGAACGATAGGGGAATAGTACGTTTAATCACTTTTTATGAGGGGACGTGGTCACACTACGCTGATGTATACGGAACAACAGAAGAAGATGCGAAACATGTCATCGGTGGCTTTAATGACAAACAGACTTATTATAAGTTGCCTGATAATATTTTTAAAGTAAAAGTTACGAAGAGTCAAGAAGCTTACGTATCTGATTATGCCCTTACTAGACTTAAATCAGAGAAGAGGTGTCAGGGAATTTTCGCCACATTACATGAAAACTCTTTTTATCCCTATGTAGAGTCTGAAGTCAACAAAGTTACAATTACCTGGGAAGAATTGGAAGAAATAAAATGAAAAGAAAATTTTACGGATTCCAAAGTAAGAATTATATAGACTTATCTTTTGTCGCCTACATCGGAGCAGGGAGTAAAACGGTGGAAGTCCGAGACAAGAACATGTCTGTCCTGTGGCGTACAGAATTTGACACAATAGATGAGGGTGATGCTTATGCACAGAATTTAATTAGACTCATAGAAGACACGACAGAAGATAAGAGCCTTGTGGAGGAGGTGAAATTTCTTACTTTTATGGTTGTAACGATCGGAATGTTGATATTTTATACTAATTTATTATAAGGAGAGTTTATGAAAAGAAAATTTCACCAGTTTGACACCAATTTTTATATAGACTTGTCTGCGGTTATACATATCAAGGTAGCTATTTATAACAAAGATTATCATGAGGTAGTTGTCCGAGGCATAGACCGTCAAAAACTTTGGGAAGCGCGATTTACTACGGCAGAAGATGCTCATGCTTACGCAAAAGATTTAATTAAATTAATGGAGGAAATAGAATGAAAAGAAATTTTTACGATTATGCGGATTGCGAATATATAGACTTATCTTTGGTTGCTTATGTCAAAGTGAAGAAATACCCACCTGATATTTTTGAGGTATGTACTCAAAATAGAGATCGTGAAGAGCTTTGGTATGAAAGGTTTAAAACACGAGAAGACGCCGCAGCCTACGCAAATAGGTTAGTAGCCTTAATGGAGGAACGATAGAATGAAAGCTAAAACCAAAAGACTTACACTTAAAGACCTCAATGCGAGCTTGCGATCTCTAGGAGATGAGGTGTATCGGAATGAGAAAGCACAGAGCGACAGAGCCGCAGAGATGCGAGGAAATCACGTAAAACTACTTAGGGAAGTTGAGAAATGGAAGCGTGATCTGTTGGGTGATGTAAAGAATGAGAAATGGTTTAACGAGCAGAGAAACGAAGCCGAAATAGAAATCAAGAACAAATTGACTAATCACATTCTTGAAAATAGAAGACTTAAGAATCTTTTCTATTATGGATCTTTACTGATTGTTTTGTTGCTGATTATCACTAATTTAATTTAAAGGAAATTTATGAAAGCTAAAACCAAAAGACTTACAATTAAAGACCTCAAAGAATTAATAGACGAGTTGTCACAAAGAGGGTATAGGAACGAAGAAGCGGCACGCGAAAGAATAACGGAAGACGCACGCAGGGCTGAAAACCTAAGGGCAGAATTACTACGATGGAAATACGAAATGCAAGAAGCGTTAGCAAAAACGAGACTTGAGCTTACTATGGAAAGACTTGCAGATACTAGAACGAGTAGGGAGGGCTTGGTGCAGAAACTTAAGAATCTTTTCTGTTACGGATTTTTGCTCATTGTTTTAATACAAATTGTTACTAATTTAATATAGGGGGATTCATGAAAATAACTTTAGGCTTCCTTAAAGCGTGCAAGGCTTGCGATGGGTTTATCAAGTGGTTTAAAAAACAAAAGTCAAAAGAATTGGTCGACTTAATGAACACGCTGATAAAAGAAAGGCGGCACTACTGGGCTTGCAGGCTAATGAGGGAGTCCTTCAGCATGGAGCAAACTAAGCGGTACCTCGAATATGAATATAAAGTCCGCAAGTCTCTTAGGTACGCCGATTATATTACTCGCGAGGCAGCGATGCCTGGCTACTTGCAGTATGGATTAAGTTTAATTAAAGAGGGGGAGTATGAAAGTAACACTAAAATTTCTTAAAGAAAGAGGGGCTTGCGACGAGGGTGTAGATTGGCTTAGAAAACGAAAGACGAGAGATTTAGTAGAGGTATTAAAATTGCTAATTAAACAAAATAGACTCGGCTGGGCTGAATGGTTGATCCAGAAGTTTTTTAAGTTTGAAGAGATCCAGCAGTACCGAGAGTTCGAATACGAAGTTAATATAGCCCTCAAGTCTGCCAATTGCTCTACGCAGCGTGCAGCCAGGGCTTTGGTACTACTCTACGGAATAGATTTAATTAAAAGAAGTGATTCATGAAACCGAAAATACACTATCAATTAGTTAGCAAAGACGGCTTAACCTCAGATCCTAAGCCCTTAAAACAAGTAGTCCCTTATATCACGCAGGCTTTTTGTCGGATGAAAAACGAAAAAATAGAGATACAACCATTTCCAGATATGGGAACGCCCTTCACGTATGAGAACAGGTTTTATAAACTTAAAGAAATAATGGAGGTTTACATTTATGAAGAAGAATAACGAGGAAATAAAAGAATTAGTAAAGGAAGTACGGAGGATAGGCAAGCTACTCTATTTGCAATTCTTGGTTATGCAATACGGAATAGAGTTGTTTAAAGAGGGGAAATGATGAAACGAACAGTACAGTATCAATTATTAAGTAAAGACGGTTTAAAATCCGAGTTTAGAGCAATGGAGACAGAGGGAGGCATTAGAGATTGCATAACAACAAGCGTAGCAAAAGATTTAGCTTACAGTGCAGAGCCTTATACGGTGGGAGAGCTTACTAATTACGAAACTAGAAGCTATCAACTTTCAGAGGTTAGAGAGATTTTTATTTACAAGGAGGTATTATGAGCGAAGAAAAACCAGCTAAGACAGCAGAAGAAATATTAGCTTATCTTAAGGAAGAAATTGACAACGTATGCCACGACTTTGACGATAAACACGAGTTTTTTAAGGGCTACTCGACAGGGATAACGGACACCTTAGAAGACGTTAAGACGTTTGTTTTGGGGGGTTATGACGGAAAAACCAGTTAGAACAATATAAGAAGTTTCGGAAGAGTTAATAAAAGCAACTGGAAGGCTGTTAGAAGATTCTTACGTAATCTCCGAGCCAAGAAGAATGAGACAGTTTTCAGCAATTCATGCAGAGATTGTGCTAGAAACACTAATGAGGGTTAGGAAGTTTATTTTAAAAGAAGAAGAGGAAATATGAACAAAAAGAAATCAGTTAAAAATATTGAGGACGCATTAGCTTGTGTTACCGAAGAAGTTGATGTCGTGGAGTACAGGAAGAGCCTATTGTCCGCACTAAAGAAAGTTGGGAAGTTTATTTTAAGCAAAGAGGGATCTTATTTTAAGGATTATAAAAATAAACCAGTTAAAACAGCCGAGGAAATATTAGAATATATTAGAAAAGAAATTGCTAGGAACAATAAAGAAATAAGCACCGATCGTTTTAGCCAAGGCGACTTTTTTATGGCTTATAGTAAGGGCATTGAGGACGCATTAAGATATTCCAAGAATTTTATTTTAGGAGAAGGCGAATCATGAAAGAAAATAAACCAGTTAAGACAGCAGAGGAAACTGAAAAAAAATTAGATGAGCTATTCCTTGAGTTGCGAGAGATTAATAATGTTTTTGCAGCAGCAAGGAAGGATCTAAAACCGCTAGGAGAGGAATACAGCGAGAGGTTGATAAGAACGCAAGAAATATGCGAAGAAATAACAGAGCTAAAGAAGCCGCTAGTCGAATACTTAAAAAAACCAGTTAAAACCATAGAAGAAGTATTGGAATATTTAGACAAAGAAATGGAGGCGGTGATAAGGGGAAAGGTCAAGCGTCCAAGTAGCGACAACGAAACGCACACCGATGGCGAGCTTATGGCTTTGGAATTTGTCAGAGAATTTATTTTAGGACAAGGCGAGGAATGAAAAAAACACTATTAAAACTACTTAACAAACTAGGACTCTACACATCGGCGCAATTGAAGAAGCTACGCGATCAGAATTATTCGGCCTTAAAGCTTATAATTGATCAAGCTTTTACGATGAGGGCTCAAGCTTCTACCATACGAACGCAAAAGGAGCAGATAGAAACCTTAAAAGAAGATCTAGACAGAGAAGAACGAATGCAGCGAGAACAAGAAGAAATGGACGGAATGTAAAAATGAAAAACTCACAGAAAACGATTAATAAACTTTGGGATCAGGTAAAAGAAAGCTACTCACAGGAAGGATCCGATCTAAAGAAAGATAAAGCATTGTTTATACAAGGAGTAGACTTTGGCATAGCGCACTGCTTAAGCACACTAGATCTTAAAAGATTTATCTTAGCAGCAAGCAATCCCGGAGTTTCTGCACAATTAACCGCAGCGTTGGTGCTGCTTAAAGAGGAATTAGAAAAATGAGTCAATTAATATTAGACCTATACCCAGTTAGCCCGGGATTTAAAAGAGAAGGTACCTCCGAGCTATCAGCAAAGCAATCCTCTTGTAATTCTAGAAAGCTTCAAGCTCTAGTTTTACATCAACTAGAAAGAAGCGATTTAACAGCGGATGAGTGCGCCTTTAGACTCGGAGAAGATAAGTTGTCAATCAGACCAAGATTTTCAGAGCTGCAAGCAATGGATCTTATAGTAGAAACGGATTTAAGACGAAAAAACGAATCAGGGAAATCAGCAATAGTATGGAAAATAAAACGCGCCGCTGTGAATATTGTGGTGACAGAGTAAACAGTGAGAAAAAGAAGCTAGGCTCAGATAGAATCTTCACATGTCAGAAGGCTTTATGTTTAAATAACTATATAGAGGAAAAATCTATATATGAGCATAAACCGATACAACCCCCAGACCGACAAAGCCCAAAAAGACATAGTTTTAGCATTAAGGAAGCTCGGATATTCGGTGGAAATAATAAAACTACCGCTTGATTTATTAATCGGCAAAAATGGAATTAACGTTTTAATAGAAATTAAGAATCCAAAAGCTGTAGGTCAAACTGCTGGGAAGTTGAGCGAGAAGCAAGAGAAGTTTTTTCAAACTTGGCAAGGTCAGTGCGCTGTGGCTTCAAGCATTGAGGAAGTGCTGATAAATTTAAAAGCCCTAGGGGTTTAGTTACTTAACCGTAAGGCGTTTATTCTGAGAGAAAAGACGCCGCAAAATAATCAATACACCGCCCACACTAGAAACTATAGCTGCCACTTGTGGGGTTAATATTGGCGTCACTTGCTCAACTAAATTGGGTAATTCTGCTACAATCAATGGGATGAAAGTTAGAAGAGAGCTCCAAATTGTAACACTTTGCACTACTGGTTTTGTTGTTGTCATATATTAAAATCTTACAATGTTTTTAGAAATCTGTTAATAGTGCTATTTTGTACCCCTTCGAGGAAGGTCGTTATAAAGCTCTACTAGCGTATTTATAGCCGCATTGTAGCTAACACCCGAAAACTTAACTAAAACGTCTCTAGCGTAATCCTCGAACGTCTGAGCGACTATTAAAGAGCACTTGCGAATTTCTTCATTGCTCGAATTATCCATCAAAAACCTGCGCTTGGAATAATAACGAATTGAAAACTCTTCTACCAAAGTACTATTAAAACACTGCAAGTCATGAGGTCTAAGTCTGTCCTGTATCTGCAAAAATCTTCTCCCCTGTCCTCTATTAGTAAACTCATGCTCTAAAATAATTGGGTGATACTCAACTATCGTGTCCTTAATTCTAAAATCTGCCGTTGACTTATTTAACAACGGCACTTGAAATGTTTCCCCAGCCACACATTGCCAGTTAGGAATTAATCTTTCATTGGCTAGCGCACAAGCTGCCTCAGAATACGATGCAAATTGAATTTTTTTTTCTGCAAAACTAGGGAAAAGGGAAGTCTCAAGAAGCGTTTTTTCATATAATCCATTTCTTAGAGAAACTTCAATCTTTGCCATATTATTTTGGTCTGCTTCTCAAGTACCCATCAATTAAAGGTAATCTTCTACTACCTGAGCGAATTTCAATCAGAGCTGAACCTGTATTTTTTACCGCCTTATCAGCTATTTCTACTGCATACTTGCCTGAGTAATATCTTCTGCCTTTAGGCGTATCTTTGTGGTCTGGTAAAACTCTTCGCATCGTGTCAATTTTATTTCCTTTCGAGTCAAACACTTCTGCAATTCTATCTCCCCCACCCTTACCTATGATTACTAATAATTTATTATCCTTAGTAGGTGGCTTAGCTCCGTGGTCATCAGAAAAAGTTTTGAGCAAGTCTTCTTTATTGTAAGACTGTACGCCTTCTCTGACTTTCAAACTCATTCTGTACCCTCTCAAGTAATTAACCTCTGGGAAATGTTTTCTCTGGTCTCTTGCTGCTGGGTCTTTAATCGCATCCCACTTACCGTTATGGCGAGAACCCCACGCTCTAATATGTCTAGCTGTTGCATATTTAATTAAAACTTTCTGCATGTCAGCATCAACCATAGCCTCAGGATGTCTTTTGTTTCCTCCGAATCCATCTAAGGAAACGGTATACTCGCCTCTTGGCGCTGATGGTAATCTCGCAGTAGTTTCAATATGTATCTCTGTACATATCCCATCTATCTGCTCGCCTCTACCCCAAATGGAATTAACCATTACGCAAGAGGGCGCAATACGTTTCAATTCATTAAATATAGGAATCATAACCCTTCTAGGATGCTGATGTTCGCAGAACGGAGAAATCATTATTATGTTAGTAGGGTAAGCGTTTGCGATGTACTCGCAGAATTTAGCATCTTTATAAATCTGAGGTAAATTCTTTTTTAAATCGTATCTATGCGAACTATCAAACGGAGCCAAGTGATCTACTATTTCAAAAAACTTTCTTGACTTTGCAAATTCTTCTAAGGCTTTAGAACCGTCTCCAAATGTTCTATGAAACAATCCAAGAACATCGCCTGGGTATGCTGCTGCAATGACTTCTTTAATATATTTTGGTGCGGCTAATGCATCGTTTCCTATTCTCATTTTATTTACTCCAAAGATGACTAATTAACCAACCCATACACGTGCCTACTACCGACCACACTACAATTAAAATCCGTATTTGTGCAGCCTGTATATTTTTATAATCTTCCAAAATTCTAATCTTGTCATGCAATTCCTCAGTGGCAAACTTGTTTTCTTCTAACTGCGAAACCACTAGCCTTTTGTAAAACTCCCACCCCTCTTCTTCTGTCATTTTCTATGATCTCCTTTAATTTCTGCAACGCATTTTCTTCGTGCCGATAGTCTGCCAGCATCGCCTTTAAAGCTGTGAGTCTGTCGCAAGCAACAATTGGATCCCCCACTTTATAAGTTGTTCCAATCGCGTGTTTTAATTTTAGTAATGTATTCATAATCAAGGTGTGTATTGCACGTATCGCATGTTTAAATATAAAGTTCCGCCATTGGTAAGGTTAGTTCTTAGATTCTCACTTAAAACGCTTTCAAATAAACCCGATTCAGAAAATTGAAACTCTTTCCCTGACTGAATTGAATCAAAATACCCCGACCACTTAGCCCCCCCTGTTGCGGAATTAAGCTCTACGTAAGCTTGCGTTGCGGTCGTAGAAAACCATAAAGACAGTACCCGAATAACTTGTCCAGATATTCCAGTAATTGCCGTTACGATAGTAACAGGTGCAACAAAGATATAGGTAGCCACATGCGTTTGGACAGGAACCACTTCTTCCGATCCATTTCTGATATTTAAAAAAACTCCATCTCTATAAACTAATGCCATTTTTAAACCTTAATATTTCTTACTTTACTAGCCGCATCTGCCTTAGTGATAATGCCGTCTTTATCTTTGTCTAAACCTTTATTTTGCTTATACGCAATAGTACCTTCTCTAAATAAAACATAATCAGAATCTTTCCCGACGGCTTTTGGATATAACACCGCCATATATAAATCATCTAAGTTTTTTATTTTATTCTTATACGGCTCTAGATGTTTCTGCACTAAATCCAACTGTTCCGTTGGTGTCATTTTTTCCAAAATAGAAATTGCTTCCGCCCCTGTTTCTGTTCCTAATAATCCTTTAGCAGTCGCAGGCATAAACTGTATTAATCCAGTAGCCCCCGATCCTGCTTTGTTCTTTTGAGCACTATCAAAACTACCGCCTGTTTCAAAGTTCATAACTTTTAATAAATCCTTATGATCTATTCCTAGATCATTAGATATTTCTTTGACTCTCGGTAGAAATGTTTCGTCTGGTTTAACCACTGTAGCCTCTTGTTTTGTTGGGTTTTTAAAAACTTCTTGAATAATATTCTTACTAGAATTATCGTTGTAATCCATAGGCTGCACTGTATCTTGGTCTAGAGCTTGCGCCGTCAAACTTCCCGACGATAGCCCTGGTGTATATTTTCTCGCTCTGGCTCCTGCATTTAAAACCTTACCACCCACGTCAGACAATCCACCAAAGACCTCACCTATTACGGACATGCCCTTTTCTGATCTACTGGCTGCTAAAAGAGGGGCAAGCGCCATCTCGCTAATTCCTGGCATTTCTTTCCCTAGTAAAATAGGTACCCCAGCCCCCCCAGTGGTTGCTCCGCTTCTTATTATTTTATCGGTTATCATCTCAGGAGCAAAATCTTTTGATACCTTGCTTGAATAAGTATTCTGCAAAGTTTGAAGATCTCCAAACTCTTTATTTAAAGCTGTAAACTCGTCCGCTCTGGCTGTGCTTCCCAACTTAGAGGCTATCTTTCTTTCTGATAGCTCCTTTAAGTCTGTTCTAAGTGCTGTTTGTAACGATGCAACATAAGGAGTAAATTGCGAAGTTGCGCCAACATTATTTAAGTATCTCTTTTCATCTAATATCTGCTTTACCGTTCCTGCTTCTCTTATATTTTTTGTGATTCCAGAAATGCGACTTGTTAATTCATCTTTAACCGCCTTATGCTCTGCACTTCCTGGGCTAAAGTTTTCAAGATATTTATAAGCATTTGGAAAATCTGATTGAGTAGTAACCCAAACTTTCTTGCCAACAGTGTCAGCCTCATCCGCTATTTTTGTAAGGTTTTCAAATTTAGTATTTTTAGCATTTTCTAAAGTTAAAATTCTCTCAAGCCCTGATTGTCCTGGCTCTATTAACCCGTCATCTGCCGCCTTTGTTACTTGCCTAATTATCTCTGGCTCTTTTAACTTTAGTTTAGTGTTCATTTTAGATCGAACACTTTTCTTAACGTCCATGCCGTCAATTCCTAGAGACTTTAATTTAAATTGCTCTGAGAAATCACCTAGTTTATTAACTAGTGGCTTTGCTACTTTGCCAACAGTGCCGAACAAACTTTGAACAATACCTGATAAAACACCGCTATTATTTGCCTGTTGTACACGATCTTCTTCTCCTGACAAATAACCTGTTACGGTACCAGTGCCTATAGCACCTAAAATCTTACCGCCAAAAGTTTTAGCAATTCCCCCAGGAGTAGCCAAGGAACCACCCACCTCTGTTAGTGTGCCTAATATTGGATTAGCTTGTTTAAAATCTTTAACTGAGCTTCTAGCCTCAAACAGCCCTTGATCGTAACCTGCGCCGTAATTACCGCCGCCTAACATAGACTCTACGCCTGCCACTGCTCCCTCTACCTCATCTGCTCCCCCAAGAGTCAGCCCTTGTAGGATACTTCTAGCCCCTCCCAATATGTTTTGTTTGGTGCTTAAAGTTGGAACACTATCTGCAAAATCCTGCTCAGAAAAAACTCTTGTCGCAGCTCTTGGAGTACTTAGCCCAATAGTACCTAGATCAGTGATAACCCTCGCCGAAGACTGAGAAGCTCCATCTGCAAAATCTTGTTCGGAAAAAACGCGAGCCATTTATTCAACCTCTTGAAATTGTCCGTTAGGTAATTTAATTACTTTAACACTAGTGCCATCTGATAAAAGTCTGGTCATCACATTAGACTGCGTTGCGGCTTTTTCTAAGATACTATCAAGATTACCGCTTTTCGCTGCTTGCGCCTTAGCTCTAGCAAAGTCTAAGCCTTCCTCTAAAGTTCTTTCCATCGTCGCCGCTGCCTTCTTGTTCTCTGCCTTTGTTTTGTCTCTAGATGGAAGCCTTGCTACGAATCTTAGAGCATCCGCATCTGAAACTTGCCCCTCTCCTACCTCTCTAAATAAACTAACAGCTGCTCCCTTTAGATTATCTAAATCTTGGCGCCCCTGAACCGTCCTGTCTGCCGAAGAGTCTTCACCGTCAAAGTTAGAAATAACTTTCTGTATCGCTCCACCTATAGCAGAGTAACCAAATAGCCCTGTATTGCCTGCGTTTTCAATCGTTTGATCTATGCCTGAAAGGAGAGAGCTGGCTCTTTGTGTTTTGTCAATTTGAGCAAGTGATGACGTTGTTAGCTCTTTGCTTAGCTGTGCGTATGGCGCTGCTGCCAATGAAGCAATTTCCCTAGCTGCTGCTGGTTCCATATCATCATTTATTGCCTTAAAATAAGCACTAGAATAAATTTGCTCTGCTTTTGTTTTATTTTCTGCTGTCTCTTGCGTAGCTCCAAGTTGAGAATTAGCACTGTTTGAATATAAAGTTTTCGCCTCTTTCTCTCCTGCAAACTTTCCAAAAGCTTCGGCTTTGGCTGTTTGCCCTTTGCCGAATATATCTTGAATTAAACTGTCTTGAGATTGCTGCAACAAAGCTTCTTGCTGTGCTTTTTTTACAAGAGCTGTAGTTCTTAGATTATTAGTAGCAGAAATATCTAGCCCCTCAGGGAAAACTACATTAGTCGGATCTTTATATAACTCAGGTAATATGCTTGATACTTTGGCCACTTGATCAGCGACTTGGCTTTTTCCGTAATTGCTCATTAGCCCACTTAAGAAAGCTTGTCCTGCTGACACTCCTAAATTCTGACCAATTCCCCAACCACTTCGGTCAAACTTAGTTCCTGCTATTGCTGGGGCTATTTGATTAAAAATATTATTCTGCTGCGCTTCTTGCTGAAAACTTTGTAAGTCTTGAGCATTTAAAAGAGCGGCTAATGACGTATTAGTTTTATTTCCAAGTAAAGAATTAGTAATCCCTGCACCTGCGCCATTAATGCCGCCTGAGAGTAAAGCGTTTAAAAAATCATCTGCCATAAATTACCTAATTAAAATGCGTTTCCACCATCAATAGGCGTAGTGCTTGAGCCTGCGCCACTTCCTGACTTACCACCTCCGCCCTTAGAGGCAAGAGCTTGTCTTACTTTCCATTTCTCAAGAGCCACGCCCTGGCCAAATTGTTTAACCTCTTCTTGAAACTGTTTATCTTGCTGCGCTAACTGTAAGGCTCCTGAGCTAATGCCTGTGAGAGAATTAGCAAACTCTATAGGTTTGCCAAAAGAATTATTGTAAGCCCCAACCGTTGAATCATAGGCTGCTTTTTGTACATTAAATTTATCATTAGCTATTCCCTGCGCTGAAACTTGTGCTTGATTCCTGCCGTCGACTCTGTAATCTTCGTATGTCTGCCCAAGCTCTTTAAACTGCTGTGTGTATAAATCTGAACCTAAAGGGATCCCTCTTTCTGCTAATTTCTGCTCATACGCCGCCCTATCCTTTTCTTCCTTGGCGTCTAATCCTTTAGTTGCGTTAGCTAGTGCTGCATTAAAAGCAGTATCATAAGAGCCTTGATCGTAGGTAGGAAGCAGATTGTCAAATTGTCTAATATTGTAAGCTTCCTTAGGAATCGCGCCTATAAGGTTCCCTGCTGCGTCCGTTGCGCCCTTTGATAGGTCTAGCTGACCTTGCACATTACCTGCTACTGTAGCCCCTGTGGCTCCATTAAGAGCGGCTCCTGCGGTAGGTGTTCTCGCAGGCTTAGCGGCTGCCTTACCTGGATCATTAGCTGATTTAACCGTTGCTCCTGTTTTATTATTTCTCCAAACCCCAGGGCTTAATCTTGTGAATGTGTCTGCCATAATTTTTACCTATCTTAATCCTACCTTAGTCCGCCCGATTCTGTTAGTACTGTAACCGCAAAAATTGTATTTTGATCCGTCGTTGAAGAGGTGGTGCTTAAAGTTAATTCAAATTGGACATAAGGAGCCACAGAACCCACATTGTAAAAAGGATTATTGTAAGCGGCTACTAAACTATTAGGGCTTGTAACGTTGGTTTTAGTCCTTCCGAAGTTTTCCACCAAGGAAACTCCTATATTGTTACTCACAGAAGTGTCAGAAATATAACTATAAATACTTAAACCGCTTATCTTTTGAAGCTGACCACTTTCTAAATACCTCGAAATAGGAGCCGAAAGCATAGTACAAAGAAGGTTCGCTGTGCCCCCTGTTGAAGATACGTAATCACGATAGGTACCCACGCGCTCTATAGTCACCGCACAAGCGTATTGTGCCGCAACAATTAAATTGTCATCAAATACTGCCATAAAACTTAGGGTGTCAATGTCGTATGTGTGAAATTTCCAGGTGTTGTATATTGTGCTATATACTAAAAAAATACTTCCCACCGTAACGTTAGTTTTATTAAAATAATTATTATTTCTTATCAGTTTATTAGGGAAAGAAACATAAATATTCCCTGTTTTTGGTACATATTTAACATTAACAGCCTGTAAAGAGCTAGAGCCGATCAGTATAGAGGTGATAGTTTGCCAATAGGCGTCTATGTCCTTAGAAACAGTTTCATAGCCGCCTTCTGAGCTATTCGTTTCTACTCTCTTGCTAAGGGAAACCAGTCCGCTAGTAGTGGCTAAAAGAACGTCGCCTTGAAAAAAACAATAAGCGTAAGCGTTTAATGGCTTTCCTATTATAAATCTATAGCGCAAGTTCCAATCTGGGGAAGCTGGGTAAGATCCGCCATAAACTAAAACTTCCCCTTGGGTTGATACGAAAGCTAAGCATTGCTCAACTAAGGATCCTGAAGAAAGCGAAATAGGGAAGACATTTAAGATCCCACCACCTAACTGTAATAAGGATGAGACGTCCCAAGATTGCATCGCCCCTGAGAATCTATCCACTCCACCATACCAAGTGATAGCTGTGTCTCTTTCAACTAAATACAGTCTTGCCTTATAGGAATTTCCTGTGATTAAATTGTCTGCCGAGCTAGGCCCTGTAAAAGCGATAGGCGCCCACGAGGTGCCATCATAAACCGCACCAGTACTAGATCCGTCGAGCAAGTAAAGCCTGTCACGAAAAGTAACAAAGTTTACCTTGTTGCTATAAGAATAAGGAGAGCTGCTTACAGTTGCAACGGTACTGGTAATGTCGTAAATAGCAGAAAGGGGAGAGCTTGAATAACCAAAGAGTTTTTTAGTGCCGTTTGTATAATAGTAAGGAGACATAGCCGAAAAGAATTGACCAAGTCCTCCGCCCGACACCTTCGATCTTAAAAGACTGCCAAGCCTCGAGTAAAGGGCTTGTCCATTAATTTCAAAGTTTTCTAACCATACGGCTTTAGTCGGTGACAATAAGGGTGCAGGAGTTTTGAGATCCACGCCCTCAAAGGGAAGATAAACAGCAACATTACTAGAGGTTCTAAATCCTGCCATTACGATGCTCTTTGAAAAGGTTTACTGTTTCTAACGGCTGGATTTTCTTTATTTCCTACTCCTGGCTTTTTTACTGCTGGATTCGATGGCATGCCGAATAATCCTAATGCATCTACTACCGCTTTAGCCTTAGCTTCATCTTTGATGATAACTTCGCCCTTTTTGCTATCATATAAATCAGCATTTATTAATGCCTGTGTTGCTTGCTTTTGTTTTTCAAAATCTAACCCCGTCCACTCTTTGCCAAAGGTTTTAATATTGCCAAAAACCCCAGTTAAATCTCCTGCTTCTAATCCTGCTTTTTTGTACTCTGTAAAATTAGCGTACTTTCCTGCGAATGGTTTAGATGGATCTGGTGGGGCTTGGTTTGATTGCTGGCGCATAGCTTTAACGTACGATTGATAGACGGGATCATCTTTGTTCTGCTTCAAAAGCTTGACGGTGTTTTCCTGTGCTTTCTGTCTTGTTGTTTGTCTTGGTGTTAAAAGTCCTAGCTTCTTCAAAAGTAACCCTGAGCCTCCTGTCATTAAACCAAGCGCAATATCGTTTTTTATTCCGTCCCCTTGTAGCCCATACCCTACGATGTTCCCAGCCACCGCCCCAGCGCCAGCTCCTATAGGCCCACCTATCAAGCCGCCTATCCCAGCCCCTGCTGTGGTTAGACCCGACCGCATGCCTTCGCCTCCATTGTCAAAGCCTTTAATCGTGTCATAGGTTCCCTTGACTGCTGCTATTCCGCTGGCAATGTTAGCCCCTGTAAAGCCGTTTTGATAGGCCAAAGTATTTGTAGCAGCTGTCGGAGCTGCTGCTGCTGCCGTCGAGGCGTTAGCCGCTGAATTATATGCAGCTTGCCCTGTAGCTGAACCTGATAGCCCAGGAGTCATCATAGTAGGAACCGAGGGAGCTAGAGCCGCTGGGGCTGCTGGGGCCGCTGCTGCTACTGCCGGGGCTTCCACTACTAACGGCGTTAAAACTTCTGGGGCTGCTGTCGTGGCTCCCATGTTCGAAACTTGATTAGCTAAATATAGTCCTCCTATAGAACCTGCTAATGGAGCCAATTGATTTATTGGATTACTAGCGTTCTCTTGAGCTTTTTTCTGATCGCTTATAGCTTTCTGTTGCGTATCGTATTCTGCTTTATTGTTATTAAATAAAACAGGTCTTCCCCTTTGCCCCGATAAGAAAGGATCGTAAAGTTTATTAGAATTAGGTACCTTGTAAAGTTTAGTTCCGTCAGGTCTAGTGATAGGCTCCCAAGTTTGCCACTGTGTATAATCGGGTACGAACCCATACGCTGCATTTGCTGCCATAAATTAAAAACTCCTAGTACCAACTACCGTCAGGGATTCTTGGTATTCCGTCAAAATAAACATCTGGGGCTTGATTTACTTTTGCTACTCCCTCGAATCTAGAAAACGAACCTTTAGCAACATTTGCAAACTGCCTAGTAGCTGCTTCATTATCTAAACCTTTAGAAAGTTCAAAAGCCCAAGCTAACCCACGAACCATTAAATCTTCGTCAAATAAACATCTATCGTTATCATTTAACAAAGCGTTACTCGTAGAAATTAAATAAGGCTCGGTGTAAACCCTCCAAGTCACTGTTCCGTCTACTACCGTTCCTGTTTCTACTATCGGTCTAGTAGTTCCTGATGTGCCATTATTAGTTGCTACGTATAAATTATTATTACCCACTACGATATTGCCAGTAGTGTAAGCAGTTGAAGCAATCCAAGAAGTTGTAGGCCAGATATAGCTTGCAGAAATATACCCCATCGCTAAAACATCAGTACTATTTAAAGCCGCTTGATCTAGCTCAAAAGAACCGCCACTTCTTTGAGTGTAGGGAGAAGTATTATACAAGTACTCGGTCGCTCCCCTTATTTGATAGCCTCTTCTAGTCGTGGTGCTAATTACTGAGTACTGTCTCAAGGCTGCAAAAGCATCACTAACAGGGCCATTTAAACTAAACTGATTACTAGTATCCCACTGAGTGCCCAATAAAAGCTTGTAAAAGTCCCCAGGCAGTTGATAGCGAGATATTCCTGTAGCAGTAGTGAATAAAAACGTGCGCTTAAGCTGAGGCCATAGGAGTGGCATATTACGCAAGTAGTCGCCTACTTTTTTAAATAAATATAAAAGCTGCTTTGCTGCTGGATCTGTATTATTTACGTAAGTTGTATAAGATGGAATATTTGTTTCGGCACAATAAGCATCTATCGTTTCTTTTATTGTCGCCACTGAACACTACTCCCATAAAGTTATTTGACTAAATCTTTCAAAGCCTTTGCTACTGAGCCAGCTGATAGTTTAGAGGCTTTTTTGTTCTCAACTACAACCTCCGACTCTGTTAGAAATTTTTCGTATTCTACAAAATACTCAGTTTTATGTTTCTCTGTAGCTCTATCTAGAAAATGAAAAGTAGGAACACCCAAAGGGCTAATGCCGTCTTTTCTTTCAAACATCAAAACATCTTTCTCAACGTAGGTATCGCCCTTCTTAAGGTTTTCTTTATCTCTTTGTAGCAAGTGGCTAAAGTCTGTTTTATAAAATCGTATCATAATTATTCCTAATTCGCTGAGGTGTATCCTGCTGCGCAACAAACTGTTGAGGTTACGGCGACTGCTGTATTAAAATTTATTGCTGTATTTACTGTGCCACGTATTAACGGCAAAGAAGAGCTAATAGCAAAAGAGCCGTTGCTAGTAGTTGCCATCTGAGAAACTCCGCCTACTGCTCTCGTTGTTGCGCCATCTTTGAAATTTAGATTAGTTGCTACTGTTGCTGATGAATTGCTGCAAGTAATAGAAGTTACATAATGCCTTTGACCTGCTATAGCTGCGACTATCTCAACGTCAGAGGTTACCCCTGTAGCGGTGCCGCATGAATGAAACATTGCGTTTGCGCTGGCTAGTGAGGTAATTTGCTCGCCTCTCATGCCTAGAGTAATAGGAGAGTAGTCACCGTCTGCTGCTGTGTTGTTATCTCCCGCTCTCTGCACTCCGCCGACTGCCACTATTGCATCACCGTTACCTGCTACTGCATCTTCTAATTTCCCCAGCTGTCTAGCATCTAAAACGTTTGAGTTGTACATTGGAATACCCAAAGCTTGCCCCGCAGTTGTTAAAGACTGCGCTATATAATCACCGTTGGCGGCTAACGCTGTAGCCGATTCGTTAGCAACTCCGAGGGTGAAAACACCTGCATCACCGCTGCCTGCTACTGCATCTTCTACCTGAGAACCTGCAACAAAAAGACCGCCTGAGACGTTTCTCTTTAAAACACCATAACGGCCATCTGACTCCCCTGACCCCTGCGCTAAACTGTTTTGAATTAAAGCAACCGCAGGCACGCCCACATCTCCTGTTCCATAAGTAGAACTCGCCGCTGCTGTGGCTACTGTTTTACCTAGGCTGGTGGCTCCTGCTCCTGCATTTATAAATATCTTCCCTTGAGAATCTACAGAACCCAGCGATATTTGCTTATCACCATTACCAATAATATTGGCAGTTGAAGGCGTAGAATTTGCGCCATCGTTTCTTATGTAACTAGTCTGTGCCAAAGAAAAGCTAGAAAAAACTAAGACAAGAGAGATAACTTTAACTATGTTTTTCATAACTTTAATTTATTAAGCGCAAATCCAAGTAGCCGCTGCTGTTACGTAACAGATTATAGGTTTAATGCCAGTAAGAGCTGCAAATACTGCATCAGCTGCAGCGCCGTTGATAGTTCCGCCTGTCTGTGGAAATAAATTAGCTACACCAGCAGTCGTATTTAACATAGTAAATATGTTGCCGATATCATTCGCCGTTACTACTGGCAAAAGCCATGCAACAGTACCGTTAGCCCCTGTTAATCTTTTGACAGCAGACAAAACAGAAATAGGCGCAGCTGTTGCTTGATTAGTTCCTGTCCCTGCTACTGTTTCAAAACTGGTTTGGATTTGTATTTTTCTTAGTCCTCTATCGCAAAGAATCACCGCTTGCTGTCCTACAAATGCAGGAACCAAAGAAGCACTACAAGAATCAGCCTTCGCTACGCTTGCTGTTACTATTAAAATTGTTAATATCGCTAAAATCTTTTTCATAATTATTTCTTTTTCTTTGTTATTATCGGAGCTTCTTCAAACTCTAAAGTTTCTTCTTCTGCTGCAACCTCAACCTTAGTTAATCTTTTCATTTCCTCTTCTAGCTCTTGAGCACTTAACATATAAGCTTGTTTCTGTTTTCGCTCTTCTGCTAATTCTTGTTTTAGTGCTTGCATGTCGCTAGTTTGAGAATTTTCAAGGTTAGCTTCTAACTGAGCCTTTGCTTGCGCTCTAATTCTGCTACCGTCCGCAATCCCTTCAATATCTAAATCACTTGCTAAATTTAATTGCTCTAGTGATACGATGCCTCTTACTCTCAACTCTAAAAGGCTTGAAGGCGACAAAAACGATAAACCTGTTAGTGGTGTCCCTACTGGACGCCCACCACCTTGCACGAATTTGCGATACTGACCAAAGAAATCTTCTTTGTGTGCATCAGTTGCAATATCGTCCACCTCGTTCTTGTCGCCTTGGTTTATGACATTAATAAATAACTTAGTAGTCTTTCTAGGTTCGTACTTTACTACTTTGCCGTTAGCATCTAGTACTGCATGAGAGTCCGTTATTTCTTTATTATAAAATCTAACGTACTGCCTTGTTTTATCCCCTGAAATTCTTTCTCCTTCTTGCACATTTGATAAATCAAAATTCTGCAATGTTTGAGATCCAAACGTGTCTATTTCTAAGTTACCTATTGTCATAATCCTTTGACCTTTTATTTAATTAATTACGCGTTACCAATCGTCAGCTTAGTTAATGCCCAAGCTGGCGTTGCTACTGTTGTACCCGCTGCATTAGTAGATTTTAGAAATAACCCTTGTATCAAAGTTGTTACTGCGTCATCTACTCCCCCAGCTGTGGCACTAGTATATTGTTTCGTATTAACTGCATCTAGGGTAAGAGCATTAACCAATACACTAGTTGCATTGTCAGCACGTAATCCAAATGGCCCACATGGTGCCCAAAAGTATTCACCTGATGCTACTGCAAACTGTGGAATCACTACCTCCGCCCCAACCTGAGCACTTGCCAAGGCTGTAGTTAGAGGTGCTGCTTTTCCATCTATCGCAACAATACAAGCTTGATAAGCTGTAATTGTAGCAGATGCTTGAACGTACATGTGCGTAGTACCCTTAACATCTTGCGTTTGTCTTAACTGCGCAACGTCGGTAGCTCCCGAGCTTGTAACCGTATTCGCTCCCATTCTTGAACTCATAAATTTCCTTTAATTATATTTATTATGCGTCGTAAGCAACAAAGTTAACCGCTGGGTTATTAGTAGTAAATTGACCAATACCCACGAGGATAGAAGCTTCAATTAACTGATTAACCGCAGTACGTTTTTTTACTGGCTCAAAATTGTACCCTTTGTACATTCTTAAACGCATGGTACTAGTATTAATTCCGTATGCTCTTTTAGCTCCAATTCTAGCAAGTCCGGAAAATGATTTTCCTGTTGCCAAAACTGCATCCATTCCTGCAATACTAAATGTTTCAAAGCCTGCATCAACCATAGCTTGATTTTGAGTGTATCTTTGTTTAGCAGATACAGCATCAGCAGCGTAGTTGAAGAAGTCTTCTCCAAGTAACAACAAATCAGGGCCTTTACCGTTCAATACTACTTTATTCTTATTGAAGCGCAATCTTGATTCGATATTGCTCGCATCTGTTGCAGAACCGAAAACGGTTCCTAATAGACTTGATTCGTTTCTTAACTGAGTGAAAGTAACTCTTGAAAGTCCGCCCACTGTGCCAGTGCTGTTCGATGTAGGAATGTAAGTCTGAATCCCTGCAAAGCCTTTACCACCAAACGAAGTACCGTCTGACTGTAAATCAAACTCTACCGCATTTTGCAATGAAGCTTCTGCTACTTCTGATCTTTCAGAAAGTAAATCTGCCACTGCTGCGTCACCTTGATTCTGTGCCATTTCTAAATCAGTTATGATTGTAGGTACAACAATTATTTTAGGTGTATAAATAAACTCACTTAAAACTGGATTAGTTCCTAGATCAATTTCTTCTGTTTCATTGATTCTTTGTACGAACGCATTTTGAGCAAATCTTGTAGGCTCTAAAATGTTTTTTCCACCTGGGATAACTTTAATGTTCCCCTTTTTCTTCATGTGGTAGAGTATCGGATCATTATCCGATACTAAATCAGAAAGTTTCTTCTCACGAAACTCCCAAGTTGTTGCTAATAGTTCTTCTGCTGATGCCATATAAATTATTCTCCTCTGTGTTTACGAATCGCTGCTAATGCAGCATCTCTTCTATCAGCATAAAGTGGCGTTGCTCCGCCTGTCTTTGCTGCTAAGGCTGTGCGCCCTGGTACGGATGCACTTGCTCTAATGTTATTTGTTTTAAATTGATTGCTTTTTGGTACCTGTGGCAACTCACGTGATTCAGAAACCTTTCCTCCAAAATACTTGTATGCCTGAATTAGCGCATCAGTATAGGTAGCATCGGGATTCTGCGTTCTAACGTTGGATAGAAACTGTTTTGATAATTCAGTTTGTCCGCCTACGAGGGAACCGATATTGCTGGCTAGTTTAATTCCTTCCTCTGTATTACTAATACTCGGGAATTTCTTACTGCCTGCTTCATTTGTAGTATTCTCAAAGTCACTCCAATGAGATTCAAAAGATGTCTTAAACAACTCTTGAGATTCTCGATCTTCCGCTTCTCTTCTACTACTCAATTCATATTTTATATCGGATATATCTTTTTGTATAGTAGGATCCGAAATTATTTTCTCTGCTGCATTTTCTGCCTGCGTTTTAGTCCAACCATCAAGCTGCTTAGCTTTTACAAACTCTGATATAAATTCGTTCGGGTTACTCTCTGCTGCTTTGTAAAGTTGAATAGCTTTGAACATAGCAGTACGAGGATCTACTCCTTTGCCGTCCATAGCTTTTAAATATGGCGCAACATCTTGCTCCATTTGTCGATAATGCTTTACGTCTTCTGCTTCTTTTCTAATGGAATCAAACCATTTTTGTCTTTTTGAATGTAGCTTTAAAGTAGCTTCTTGTTGTTTGCGTGATAAGACTTTAAAATCTTCTTTGTCTTCTGATTCCCATTCTGCTGGTGCGTTTAAAGAAGGTTCTTCTGCTACAATCTCAGCCTTAGGCTCCTTAGCTTCTGTTTCTTCTTTGTTCAGCTTAGAGATGGCTTTCTCCATCGCTGCACGCCTGTCATTGTGTACCTCTTCTCTCCTGTCACTAGGTGCTGCTTTTTCTTCTGTGTTCTCTACTACTTCACTTCCCTGTAATTCCGTGGTCATTTATCATCTCCATTGTTATTTGTTTAATATACTCTGCCGTTATTCGTTCTCTCTTTTCTCTCCGCTCTGAGATTGATAGATGTTTATCCTGCGCCTCTCTTCTTAAACTTTCTTTATACGCTGGACTTCTCGGGTGCATGCCATTTTCTAATGCGGATTTTGCTTTTCTCATGGCTTGTAATCTATCTAGTTTTAATACGCCTTTTTTTTCTTCTATGTTTTCTTTCCTTGCTCTCTGTACTGTGCCTGATGTTACATAACCAGTTTCCTTATCCCACTTCGCCCACTGACTGCGAGACTCTGTATAAAGCCCTGTTCCTGGGTGTATTGCTGCTGGGATTGTGTCTTGAATTACAAAGTGCGTTCTATTCCTCATCATCATCCTCAATTAATAGCGTTAATATTATATCTAAATCTTTTTTCTTCTTTCTCTCTAGCCGTCTTCTAGTTGTAACTTCTCGTAGCTTATGAATCCCTTCATGTTCTAAATTAGGCGCAGGCGTAGGGCTGGGGAAATTACCGCTGCCGCTTCTACTACGCAAATAAAACAAAAGCGTCATATTTTAGCCGAATAAATGCCCCATTAAAAACCCGATGCTAAAAGGAATTACTGCGTATCGTTTTGATAATCTAATAATAGTTTGAGAAATAGTATTATCATCTACTCTGTCGGCGTATAAAAAAACATCCCATAGCAAGGCTATGATAACTATTAAACCCAATGTTACTTCTACTAAATGAACGCTGTTCATTTAGTTTCTTCCTTTTTTAATGCTTGCTGCTTTTGCATCTCTATCATGATTGCTTGATTCACATGCTTTAATTGCTCTTGCAACATCTCAAGCTTTGTAATTATCTCACCTTTTTTCTGGTATAATTCTTCCATAGTTTCCTTAATATAAATTATTTACCGTACCGCCCGAATCTTTGTACACTAATTTACTCGCCGTTGTCGAGTAGTAAACAGAATCGTTCGCCGCGTCTGCATTAGCCAAACTTGCTGGCTGCAAAGCTCCGTTAAATCTGATTGTTTCCGAAATTATTAAACGTGTAAGGTTATTAGTCATCAATCTAATTTCATTCTGAAACGTGGCTGCAATTTTTAATCCTACAGCTTGATTTTTTTCGTATGAAATATAAGCGTACTCTACATCTAATTCAGTAAAACTTATTTTACCTAAGCTATCCAGTCCACAGTTTAAAGTAAAAGTTGAATTTTGAACGGTTACATTACTCGCAAATTTAAAAGCATTTCTGTCTGCACATTTTAAAATAATATTTTCTGCGCCGTCTGTTGTGTCTGGAAATAAACCAGTATATCCGCTCGGTCCGTTTCTTGTAAAAAACGGTGCAATTAAACCTGAGGTAAAGATAGGTGTGGAATTAAAATTAACATCACCTGAAACGTCCATCGAATTAGTAACTAGCAAAGATTTTGCAACAAAATTATTATAGGATCTTACCTCTCCGTTAGATGAAGAAATATGTAAATCGGGGAATGCTTCCGTAGGTCTTGAAAACAATAAAGCCGTATCGCCATCAATTGCCCCCGTTCGAATTATATGACTGTTGTTTGTCGCAACAAAAGTTAAAGGTTCAGCACCCCAATTTTTAGTCATGTTTGCAAGAGGCAATACTCCGGTAACTCCGCCCGCAAGATTAACAGGGGATCCATTATCATCAGGTAGTCCAGTATATAAATTCGTGATGTACGCCATTTTATGTGTAAGTTAAAGAAGCTCTATTATTCCAAATCTGATCAAAATTAAAAGGATCGGATGCAAATCTTCTTTTTAATGTCGAAGCTTGATCTCTGATAATAAACCAAGAGGCAGTAGAGTCCGCGGAGCCTCTTACTGCATAGCCTGTATATGTAAAATCTCCTGACACTGCTTGATTAGAAATAAACGGTAGAATAGCGCAAATAGATTGTACTTCCGCATTATCGCTTAGCTTAGCAACGGCTACTGGGTAGCTGCTAAGCGGTGTATTCCCTACAGATTGAAACGTACTAGCCACTAATTAACTCTCCTTGTCGTCGTCTTGCTGCGTTGATTCTGCTCCCAAAATCTCGCCTTTAGAATCTCTAATTATCGTTGTAATTTTCTTAGTCTTTTTTGGTGTTGGCACCTGAACCGTTATCTGTGGAGCTGGTATCTTAGCTGATAATTTAGTATCCATTTCTTGCTGCTTATTCTTAATACTAATCATACTATGCAGAACATTAAACTCATGCTCAGATTGTAATCTCTGCTCTGTCATTAGTTTTTCTTTCTCGTCCATTTCCACTTTGTAAGCCTTGAGAGATAATTCTACTTCTGCAAGCTGTTTATTCTCGTCCGCTATTTGTTTATCAAGCGCAATCTTAAATTGCTCTAGCTGTGAAGCCGTTGAGCTGTCTTGTGCTTTTAGCAATAACTCTTCTCTCTTTAAATCTATCTGTGCTTTGCTTAACTCAATATCTGCGTTAATTCTTGCAATAGATTGCTGTAGTTTAGCGTATTCTATGCTTTGAAGTCCTTGCTGTTTCATCTGCTCCATCTGCGTTTCGATAGATACAATTCTTTCAGCCTGTTGTAACTTCATCATCTCTACTTGCTGCGCTTGCTGCTCAATTACTACGCTATCTTGAATTTCTCTAGTCTTTACTGCTTTATCAAATTCAAATTTAGCAATTTCTAACTCATGACTTGCTGCATCTTTATCAAACGGTGGAGGTTGATTAGCGGCTGCTTCTGCGTTCTGCTTTGTTTGCTCAATTGCATCATCAATACTTGCAGTAATTTCCGTTTGGAAAAGCTTAGACTGTCTATAGCCTTGAATTAAATACTTCATGGCGTGTAGATTTACCTTTGCTATTCCTGGGGCTTGCTCTACACTTGCATTAGTTTTCTCAATTGCTGTAGTAATTGCATTCACTAAATCCTTTCTCATTTGAATGTCATACGCTTCGTTCATCGCAATCATAGAATCAGTTTGTAGCTCTACTCTAAACCTTCCTCTTCTATCATCTTGCAATAATTTTAAATCATTTTGATAAGTACCTTGTGCTTCTGGGTCTAAAGTTTCAGGCATAATGTAGCGTTCTAAAGTTTCGTCTGAGAAATTCTTTAACGCCATTTCGCACATTAATTCAATAGTGTTTTGCGCAAATTCTTGCATTTTATATTGCATCGTAGCAATTTGATTTAGAGCGTACTTTTCTTTTAGCTGCTGCTCTCCAAATGTTCTTTCAACTCCATCAGTTAAACCTCTAAGTAAATCAGATGTTCCGGTTTGCTGGTAATAATCTTGTAAAACGGCTGAAAACTGCTCTGAGATAATGCCTAAAGATGCGGCTAACTCTTGTGTCGGTAAGTACTGGAGAACTCCTTGTAGAGAGCCGCCTTCTGCTGCTAATGCTTGTGATAGATTCGTAACTGCGTAGGCATCCATAGTAGCAGATTCGCTTAGAGCTGATTTTAATCCTTCAATGTTAGAATCAAAAAGACAAACGGCTTTTACTGCCTTAGCCATCGCTCTACGTTTTTGGAATAAAACATTAGCTATATTTAATAAATCTTCTACTTGATAATGTTCAGGGGTAGGCCAAAACTCATCGGTTGATTGATTAATGATCATCGGTGGAGGACATGGAAAAAATCCTGATAGTTTATATAATCCGCTTGGCTTAGCTTCTTGCTGCCCTTCTGTTTCTTCCTTATTCTCGTCTAAATCTTTAATGCTCAAAGGTTTAATAAAGTCTCTTCCACCATCTAGGAACCAAACTACTTCCTTCTCTAACTCATCCCATAGCTCTATCACTTTAAAGCTCTTGTCGTCGTTATTTGAACGTCTAGAGTCATCTTCTGAGCGTGTTTCTAAGGCTCCTTTGCCGTAGATTTTTATAAATTCTCTTTTGGAATAATGATTCTCAAAAAACACTTGCTTAGTGTTAGATCCATCCCATCGTGTTACGTCTCCTGAGATCTTAAAGTTTTTATAATAAACTGACTCTAAAATAATTCTTTCATTTTCTACGGTTACGTAGTTGTCAGTTTGAAGATAAACTCCGTTCCTATCTTGTTGTAACATCTGTGGGTTTATCTGCTGACCACTTGGATCTAAATAAATAGGCTGCTGTGTTTGCTCATCCATAGCCGCAGGCTGTAGGTATATCTTTTCTTTTTCTTCTGACTCTTCAACCCTATAGTAAGTTCTGCACGTGGAAAAATTAGTAGCTAAAAAATCGTCTCGGCTGCAACTCATTACGTCATAAAAATTAGTGTCTTTAATCAGTCCTAAAGATAATCTCTCTTTTAAAACTGCGGCTCTTGCTCCCTGTCCGTCTCTTCCGTCTTGAGTAGTATCTAGCCCAATTGGAATTGGTATTCTGCTAAAAACTATCGGTTGACGTATCTTAAAAGTGCTATACCATAAGGGAAATCTAGGGTTTAGTTTATTTTCGGCTAATAGTTTTCCATCTTTGCCACGTCGCTTAATTTCTCCCCAGGATCGATCTGCTAGCGCAAGAAAGTCTTCCGCAAATTCTTTTGCGTTCAAATACCCAGCGTTTGCTTCTTCAATTGTAAGTTCCATTCCCTGCTTCTTTCATAATGTCCATCGGCGTTCTTTTTTGCTTAATGGCTTTTTTAATTTGTAACCCTGTAGGTATCGGCGCATCTCTAATAATTGTGTGAGCTATTGAGCCGTACCTAACAACGTCGGCAATATGTGTAGCTTCTCCATGCTCTGATGCATCTTCTCTTGCTTTATTTTCTGCTGGGTGACGTGGAAGCATGGGGATATAATCTCTTGTAAATTTACACGATTGCATTACATATAATAGAGGGTATCTCGTTTTGTCTTCTTCGTCCAGAGTGATACCAATTAAACGATCTCTCATCATCGACCAACCTGCTACTCGTGCGTCATTTGCTAAAGTTAATGGTACTAAGTTTTTTAAAAACTTTCTTGCAATTGTTTCTTCTCCTCTATCAGCAAATGGAAATCTGTCTGTAAGCGTTGGTTGTTTCCAATATTGTTTTTCAGTGCGCTGTAAAATTCCTGTGGCAATATCTTCGTTTCTCATTCTTATCCCCTTGGAGCTGTCATCAGGATCGCACCCGTACCATTCTCGATACGCTATTAAAGAACCTCTAGGAATATAAGTTTTTCCAAGTCTCGCACCGTCTGAGTAAGCAAACCAAATAACTGCAAACGGATCTCCTGAACCCCAATCGAAGGCTCGAAATCTAAACCAGTGATCTGGAATTTTTGCATCTGGAATAACATGCCTGGCTTCATCCCATTCAGGGAAGAAATCACCCATAGGCGCATCCCAGTCGCCCTCAATTAAAGCCTTAGCTGTGCCTGCATCAAAGGCTGCTAATCGTCCTTTCTGCGCTGCTTTGTCTGCTGATGGATTGTCATCAATTCTTGAGGGAATAAACTGCCGTAAAAATCCATCTACTGGCTCAATCTCCCACGCTGGACGAGCTTTGATAAACGCTCTTCTAAAATATCCCAAGGAGGCACCAATAGGATTAGCTGTGTAAATAATTTTAGGGAATTGGTCTTTATATTTAGCTGGAAGAGTGGCTTTAAATTCTGCCGACATTCTGCACCAACCACGAAATGCATTAATTAATCTTGCACTTATTTGAGTAGCCTCATCTATTACGATTACGTGAGTGCCTGAACCTTGCGCTGTTGTAAACTGTCTCTCATCTTGGCAATGCTGCAAGAAAATCATTGAGCCGTTAAAAAGAAACTTGATGCTGTCCTTAGTAATGGAAACTAATCCCACTTTAACTAGTGGAGCAAGTAGCACTACAAAGCCGTCATCTCCGTAGACATGATTTTTTAAAATATCTGAAAATTTCTTTCTAATTAAAGTGCATTGTAAGTTAGAAATTTCTATACACCATCTACTGAGTGCTCGCCTTGCAAATGCGCTTTTACCCCCCTCCGAAGCACCGCCGAAGAGTGTTTCTGTCGATTTAGACCGAAATGCTTCGAGCTGGCGAGGGTGCATTGATAAATCTAAAGTTAAGTCCATCTATTTGGATTCTTGAATTGATATTTTTATCCCTTCCGCCGCTGTTAAAGCTACCTCCGTTTTCTCTCGCCACTGTAGACGTGTTTTACAAAGAAATATAATCATTGCTATGTTCCCCCTGCTTGCTGCTCCAAACGCCCAACCTGCAACCTTAGCGTTCGCCGTTGCTATCCCTCTTTTCAATTCTGTTGGGAAATATTTTTGTATTGTACATTCTCCGCATTCCATAATTGTGGCTATTTGGTCGGCTGGCAAGCCTACGCCTGCAAGTGATTCTACTTTTCGTTTGTCTTCTGGCGTGGCTTTTGAGTATTTATGTGGTTTGGGTGCCATTGAATACCTCGCCGTTGATTTGTTGGAGCGTATCGGTCGGTATTGCGCCGCCTTTTCCAGCCTGGGGAGGCTGCTGTTTTACTTTTAAACTAGATACGCATTTTTTACCCAAGTACATTTTTGCTCCCCTGCGCTCTATTTCTGAATATGGCAGAATCGGAACGGTTAAATCTTTCTGTTTCTCAGGATCTAGAAAGTAGATGTATTTAATTTGAAAGCCTTCAATTGGCTCGCTTTTTATTATTGAACTTAAATATCTTCCGTTGATCCTTTTATCATCTAGCGACCTTTTCACTACGATCCGACCATTTTCTAATCGCCTTATACTCGTATTCTTTTTTATGGCGATTAAGTAAAACCCTACTGCTCTATAAATTGTGCCATCCCCACACTGACAACAATCGGCAAAAGTCTGAATCCACTTAACATGCGGATACTTCTTTTTAATCATCCTTAGTGCAATCGCTAGGCATCTACTTTCTGCATTTTTCGGTAAACTAGGAGCGAAGGCCATGCGGTTAAGCTCTAGCATTCCGCCCCATTCCGTATTTTTGACTATTCCGATCGCTTTATTCTTGTCCATCGGGCTGCCAAAGGACATAGCCCCCATGAGTGCTTTGCCCTTAAATACTCCAAAGTGTAGGTTGCTGTTCATCACCACCTTGCCCGAATAGTGATAGCGTTTGACTATAGCGTTCGCGGACTTGGCATCAATTAAATTAATTATTAAATCTTTAACCATTTTGGGTTATCCACGTTGAGCAGATGGCCGCAAGTGCCGCTGCGTTCTTATTCCCTTCTGTGTCTGCTATTTTTGATGCGCTTAGAATTGCCCTATCCACTTCCTCAGCCTGTTCTTTTGTCAAACAAAATCTTCTTGTGTAATCGCTTTCACGATTTTCTCCGCCTATATCTACGTCATCCAAGATGGTAGGCTGAACTATTAGTTGATCAAGACCCCAAGGCTCAAGCTCAAACCCATTATCCTCAAGAAACCCAAGCTCTAAATCTAAATTATCAAATTGCCAGGTTGAATCATTTTGTAATTTATTATCTAAAATTCTATATGCTTTTTTTTGCACTTCCGTTAGCCCTGTGATTTTGTACGAGGGTACTTTGTCTAGATTTAAAGACTTGGCTGCATATAGACGACCATGACCGACTAGCACTATATTATTTTCGTCAATTACAATAGGCTGATTGAATCCGAACTCCCTTATAGAGGATGCGATTCTAGAGATCTGCTCTTCACTGTGTTTTCTGTTGTTAAATTCGTACGCATTAATTAGATGCGTTTCTGTTTCAATAATATCCATATTAATTGATTATAAGCTTTCTTAAATTTAAGTATTGCTCCAAAGATTTTAGCTCTTGAGCATAAACTCTTTGTACTTTATTTACAAAGGTTTTTGGTTCCACTTGAGACATTTCGGCACACCAAGAAAGTGTCCAAGCTTCTTGTCCTGTTTGGTAGTCTGCGCTTAGCCAATCTAATAATAGCACTAAATTTTGATGTCCGAAAAGTTTTATTTGGTGGAGGTTATTATTTATGTAATATTTATGAATATTTCTTAGGTCTGTAACTGCCTGTTGGATAATAGATAAGTAGAGTAGCTCTTCTGGCGTTGCTGCTGGTGTGGCGTGTTCGTCTGTTCGATTTTTAAGCATTTTAATATATTCCGATTCTTTAGCTATTTTGCTCATCTATTATCTCTTGAGAGGTTTGAGCTATTGCGATTTTTAAGATGGGATTTTGAGCGGCTACTTCCTTCATGTATTCGTCATAGGTCAAATAGTACATAGTGCCGTTGATCATAAGCGAAATTGTTGGATGCTCAGGATCGTTCCCCATATTTCCTTTTTAGATGTGGGTATCTCTCTTGTAGTTTCAATAATTTTGCTAATTGTCTCACCCATCTGTTTCTATGGGAGAAGGAAACAAGCGCGCTATTATATTTAACTATGGGTAGTTTCTGTGTATCTAGTGCTTGGCTGGCGGTTTTAGGATTCACTTGAGACGAGTATAAACTAGATTTGGAAAAAGATCTACATTTATTTTTTTACAAAAACAAAACTTTATTATTGAGCGAAAATAATAATAAGAGTATGATGACTGTCACAGTACCAAAAAGAAAGGCTGCTAGTCTCCTGCAAAGAAACACTAGCAACCAAAGAAG